TCAGTAAATGGAAAAGTACCGAATGAAAGTGAATTAAGCTGATTTCCATTTTCTGCTGCTTCAAGTGATCCATCTTCTCTTTGACCACATATAATTGCTACAGGTTCATCTTTATCGTTTGTTCCCATTACCCATGTGGCAATGAACCATCCACTTGTAGCTTCAGTTAAGCTAAAACTATTGTCAGGATCATTCCATGCAGGTAATGTATATGCAAAGCCTGAAGTTGCTTCTGAACCAGACCAGAGTAATGGAAATTCATCTGCATTTGATTTTCTCCAATATCCTGAAGCACCACTTCTATAATAAACAGGTAAATGGGCAATAGGATCTAATATTTGCTCCCAAAGATCAGATGGTATTGCTGAGTTTTTAATATCAATAGTGATATCTTCATCCATTAACATACCATCTGAAAGTGCAACTTCAGCCTGAGAATCACTGCTTCCATCAAAGCCTGATGGAGTACCTGTAGCTGCAATTGTAAGTGATAAACCGGATCTATATCTGGTATTGACAGTTGTGTGAAGATATTCATGTGTTGAGCAATCCATTGTCACACCATGTCTTTCTTCACCAAACAATATAGCTTTTTGATTAACGGTATCCCAATGGATTATTGCAGCAAATGCATGTTCACAAAATTGCCATGGAACTTGGCTTGTTGTGAGATTAGCACTAGGTGTTTGTGAGCCAGTTCCTATTCTCTCGTAATATATAAAATGCAACCCTTCAAGATTTGGAATTGTTACAGTTTTTGGCTCTGTAATAGTAAATTTTCTTCCACCAAGATAAATGTCATAGTCACCACCTGGATAACCTGTGGGAGTAATTGTAAAGGTTCTAGTGGCTTCATCAAATTCAGTTATGGAGTGAATATATTGATCAACAAAACCTAAAGGTTCAAATGTATCTAAACCAAGTCTTTCTGGTCCCTCATCAACATATCGTTTTGGAACAAAATGCCTGTCTTCAACAGGAGGATATGCACTTAGGCCAACATTTTCTGACCATACTACCTCCCCTAATCCTGGCAGATATTTTACTTCATTCTGTCCAAGAGAACCAAATATAATTTTTTCTTCATCATCTACTCTTAGATGTCTTTCCTTAAATCTAGCCATTTTATTTACTCCCTTTTATAGTATTAGATCTCTGGTTGCTATCCAGTGTAATTCATAGTTAGCTGAATCTAGAGCACCTGAGAAATCAACTGTAAACCCATTTACAGTTTTTGCAGAAATAGTTAGTGCATATTGAGATGGTGGTGAATCAACAGAATTTAAAAGATTCACAACTATCTGGAAGTTTAGATCATCAAATGGATAGTCGAAAGTAACACCTACTTGTACTATTCCGTTTGCCAGTGATTCTCTACCTTTCTGAGAATCTGTAACCTGCCCTATAAGTACCCATCTTTTATTTCCACCACTACCTAATTCAGTATCAGGTGCAATTATCTTTGGAACATCCTCTGGTGCTCCAGAGTTTTCATCTAGATTGTAGACATATATGGCAGTTTCAGTTGCAACAAAACATTTATCCTGGTCAACCAATCTATCACCATGGATCTTGTCCATTGCTCCCACACCACCACCATATAATGCTCTTGCTCCATATGCTCTTGTAGTAGACATTTATCTCTCCTTACTCTTGTAGTCTCTGATAGTCTATGCCTTTGTTAGTATATATAGGACCATCAAAAAGTTTGTCTCGTTCTTGATAACAAATATCTTTTATGCTGCTATGTTTGCTCTGGCTCTTTATATAGTTAATAAAAGCATGTCTAAAAATAGTTGTTATATATGCAAACGGATTAGGTCTTTCTTGTTTATTAGGATCAAAGTTTTTGAGATACTTGAGACAGATTTGAATAGCTTCTCCGACCATATCATCAATCCATGTATAATTTGCAAAGTTACCTTTGGTTGCATATTTATATCCAATGCTCAATAACATACTACCTAGTTCTTCTGATGCAATGCCAGTTTCTTTAAACCTAATTACTTCAGGTAGTAGATCTTTGTTGGATATGTATTTTCTTCTAAATTTTTTCATGTATACACCTCTCACATTTTATGATAATAGTATATAAAGTCTTTAAATCATTTTACCACAATTTGGTTATTTTGTTAATTAACTTTTCTGTTCTTTCAAGTAATTTTCTAATTTTCTTTGACATTTTGCTAATACATCCACAAATTCATAAGCCTTTTTCTTTATATGTTTCTTTCTTCCTGGCTTAATTTTAAGTTTATCTACAGGTTCTCCCTCATCAATTGTAAAGTCGAACTTGTATTTTCCTTTATAATACTTTCTAAGATCTTTATTTAACAGTTCATAAAGATCCAATATGTCATTACCAAGCTCATACTTCTCTACAACTTTTTCAACAAGCTCTTTATGACCTGTTTCTCTATCTACAAGTTTGCAAGTAAGTGCTCTGAACTTGGTTCTCTCTTCGTCTGAATCTGATTGGGAAAGATATCTTAAAAGCTTCATTATCCTATAACGGCAATCTCCAGTGTTTGTGTATTATTAATCATCCATATTCGTGTAACTGATGTTGAAATAGTTTCAATCAATAGTGGATCTACTATTGTTCTAGATGAAGCATCATATGCTTGAACTAGTGGGAATTGGTTATTTAGACCATGCCCTACATCTCCATAGTAGCCAGATGCCCCTGAAGTCCAGCTTGTAAGTGTTGTATGATAGAATCGTGGAGCATTAGGAAGAATATCAATGAAGTCAATTATTCCGGTAGCAACACCAATTTTCTCCCATGAGAGTTTGAATTTCTGTGGTGTGGCATAACCTGCAACTTCATTAACATCCCCTATCCAGAACTCAAAATAGCCTTCTGAGTTGGTTGTTAGCTGTGGCTCTGTATCTGTATATGTACCACCTGCTTCTTGTAAATAAATATCTGCTGGAACAACAGTGCCAGCAAGATATACTGTTACATCTGCATTTTGAAGTGGTTGCCCTTCTTCATTTAGCAAATATGACCAGAAATGAATACGTGCCATGATATCTCTCCCTTATCTTCTTATTCTATAATGTAATGTAATCCCTACATCAGACGGTTTGTAGACCGGATCACATCTAGTATAAAACCATAGTTTATTGAATCTATCAAAGATTCCAATTTCAGGAACATTTGTTTCTTCTCCAGGTGCCAGAAAATCACAATTGAAGTGAAACATTGATGTTCGTCTTGTTACTGACCAATTTGGCCAATAAACAGTATATACAGGACTCTTTAAATCATTATTAAAAGCAGGATTCCATGTTTCCAATCCTGTTCCATTTCCAACTTTTATATAACCTCCAGGTTCAATCTTATCTATAATTGAAGTTTGAGTTAGAGGTTGACCAACAGCTTTAATTAATACCCATCCATTCTGTGCTGACTCAAAGTTAATTAAGCATTGAGTATCTGTTAGAATTGTGATAGATGAGGGCATTATCATTTCTCTTGAACTATCAACCACCTGTATTTGAATACCTTTTACATGCAATCCATGATTAACTTGCCATGCAGTGGCAGGTATTATTTGGTGGTGTGTATAATCAGCAGTAGTTGTTATAGCCCATCCATCTCTTGCTTCACTGAACTGTGCCTGAAGAGAATTATCAGTTACAAGATCTACCGATATAGGAATCATTTTTCTTCTTTCATCAGGGTCAGGGGCAGTGAAAATATGGTCATATTGTGAAAGAACATCCCATTGTCCCTGATTGTGTACAACATTCCAAATAGTGCTAGATGCTGCTTGATGAAATGCTGTACCTGCTTTAAGGTAAGCAAATGCTTGTCCTGATACAGGTCTATCCCAAACAATTTTTACATTATTGTTATCTATAACTACAATCTCTTCTGGATAAATCAAATTATAACTATTGTCAAAAGCTTGAACTATGACATCTACAGTACCTAACCCATGAAAGAAATCCCATTCATCACTGTTATAAATTTGCACTAGAATGGCACCACCAGGAAGAACACCAATAATAGGATCAGTAATAATAGAGTTCATAATTGCTGAGTATTCAGCAGAATATAATGGTATCCAGGCTCCATCAAAGTTAGTAACAGGTGATAACAAATAACGATAATGTGAAACTCTTGATACAGGTCTTACTAATTCAAAATAATCTACCAGTGATTCTATAGTGAACTGATCTATAATGAAATCAGATCCAAGAGGTTCACATGATAAGTCTATTTCTACTTTATAATGTGGTGATAGATACATTGCAGCACTTGCTGGTGCTCCAGTTGTTGGAGTTCCAAAAGTATCTGGATAACCACTTACACCAAGAGATGAATAATACTCATCTCCTGCACCATTAGTACAAGAACCACTAACAGGTGGTGTATAGTCCATTCCATAATAAGCAAGATAATTGAAATCTTGAAAATATGGCAAAACAGGACTTGTAACAGTTGGATCACCTATTGCATCACCAGGAGGATTTTTCCCTCTGTGCCATCTTTCATAAATATTCAATCTATTGAAAGTATTACCCATCATAATACGGAAGATAGAGAAAATTGATGTATATGTGCCTTTTCTTTTAAGCCAGTTAATAATACTTTCAACAAATTGTCTTTTTCTTAATTCATCTGGTATTTCTTCAACTAAAGTAACATTAAATAACTGTGATATTAATCCAAGATAATCTATGTCACATTCGATTGGATCTAACAGGGTTGCTACCTCTTTTAATGCTTGATATGCTTCATGATGAAGCCTATCAAAGTAAAGATTAAACAACTCTCTTATTCTTTCAGTTCTATTCAACATTGGTAATGCAGCAACGGTCCAGTCTTTTAATCCCCAAAACTCAATATGGAAGTATTGATCACCCTCTGATGTTGGATTACCTATAGGAAATATAGGACCAAAATACATAAATGGTCTTTCAGTATTAACATATCGTTTGTATAGATCCTTTTGACCTCTTAGCCATTCATGGAAAAGGCTATTCTTTCTGAAGAATACGGAAGAGCCAGCTTCCCATGTTTGTGTCTCTACATTATGATTTTTAAAGAACCTAAAAAAGTTACCGTCAATTTCACTAAAAAGAATCTTAATTTTTTTAAATTCTTGATCCTCACCTGTTGCAGGGGTCAGTACCCAAAGTTCTGTTCCTGCACCACCTTTTGCCACAATACCATGACCCTGACCAGCACCAGGATATTGACCATGCATAGAGCAACCATCACTCCATCCACCTACTGTATAAACTACCCATCTTACCCATGACCAGAAATTTGCATCTTTCCACTTCCAATCATCCCAATCTTGCCAAACTGTATCAGACCACCAATAACCAGAATCATCTAATTCTAGAACAGGTGGTGCTCCTGGAACCTGTTGACCATCGAAAAAATTCTTTAATAGAAAATATGGTGGATCTGTAAATCGTGGCATAATTATACCTCTTGTGAGAATCTAGTATTTACTGTATCTAGAGCAGGAAATTGGTCAACACCTAGCTCAATAGTTCTTAATTTATTATCACCTACATATGGTGTATGTACATATCTTGGAAACATTGATGGATTGGGTTCATAGACAATAGAATTTTGAACATCAATATCTCTAAATATAAGGTTTTTAACACCCGAAACATTTGAAAAGGTATCTGCATCTGAGAACAATGTTCCCTCAGATACAATGGATCTATCAAGTATAAAATTTTCTAGATCCCTAAAGTTTACCTGTTCATTAAAACTTCTTAATGTAGGATCAAAATAGTAAATTAGTTTTCGTCTTACAGCATCTCTAACTGATGCATAGCTATATGTTCTTTGAATACGAATACCAATGTCATATCTAAAGTAAATTAAGACAGGTAATTCGTATTGCTCATAAACAGTTAGAATTTTACGTGCTTCAAGATAATTAGCAAGATCAGCTTTGAAGACATCAGTAAAATTATATGGTACTATATACTCTGCACCATTTGCCCCTGAAGCAGCAGAAGTTTCAATAGATGCTGAACCCCATGGATTTGGATATACAACTATATGAACCTTGTTATATTCAGAGGTATCACCTGATGGTGCCACTTCCTGTTCTCCCCAAACATTGGAGGTTATAATATCTGACCTTTAACTTAAGTTTGTGATATAATCAATAGCTGTTACATTTCTAAACTGTGCATGTAACTGACCCTGTGCATTTTCTTTGATTGTGTCAATTGGCTCTGGGTTTGCTGCACCAACTGTTGCTGCACTATTTGTACATGTAATAGTTGAATTAGCAAGATATAAACTAGTATTTGTGTTATAAATAAACTCATCTTCAGGTCTAGTAATTGTATACGGACCAACACCACTGTTTTCACCAAGAGATTGCAGACAGGTTATTTCAATTGTTTGATAATCTTGTGGAACCTGTCTAAGTGAAGAGAAGACAATTTTATACCTTTGATACTTATCATATTCAAATTTATAGACAGTCCTGGTTTCTTGGAGACCGGAAATCAAATCAAAAAAATCTGAAACTCTAGTCCAAAGATCACCATCAACTCTAACTTCGATAGTGTTGTGTTCATCTATTAAACTATCATCATAACCATAATCCCCCAGAGGAAGTAAAAGCTCATTGCTTACAATATCATCACCTGTATAGCTAAAATTAAGTACACTACCTTGTCTTACGAATATGTCGAATTTATAAGGCACCTCTGTAGCTGTAAGTGTGTAGCTTTCTGTTGTAGCATACTGAATTGATTCACCTGTATCTGGATCTGACTGAGTAGACTCAATTTGTTTCCAGGTATCAATATTTAATATATCTCCAACACTGACACCTGCTGACACTGTAATAGAGCATGTTCCTCTTGCCCCTCTATGACCTTTAGGATCGTACCCTATAAGAGTAGCTAGTCTATGGACGTTCTCATAAATGTCTGCTGTTTCCATATACATATTTTTTGCTACTTTATTTGTATAGAAAGTTTGCAGTTCTCCTATATATGCCATTAATTCTGCAATGAGTGTTACATTAGCACCTTCATAGTCTGTATCTCTGAAGATGTCACTGTCTTTTATCTGCTCTTTTAGCCTAGATACCAGTGTGTTGAAATCAATTTGTAAATATTCCGGTATTAATGTAGGCATCTTATCCTCCTGGGCTTAATATAAAGTCAACAGTTACTTCTCTTCTTCCTGCTTCAATTCTGAATGTTAACTTTACTTCATATTGGTTTCTATCATAATTAGCATGAACGTGAATGTTTTGTACGATAACTCTATCATCCCATGTTTCAATGGCTCTTAGAAAATCATTACCTATTCTATGAGCAGTTATCTCATCCATGGGTTCAAAGAGATATCCCCAAATATCTACAGCAAATTCAGGGAGCATTCTTCTTGTTCCTGGCTGAGTATTAAATATGTTTGTAAGAGAATTTATAACAGCATCATATTCGATATCTCTAGTGAAATCACCGTCTGTTTGTGGCTCTAGTTTGATATCAATATCTGAATAAAAAGCTTTTCCTACTGCCATTTAACCCTCCTAATGGTGTAATTGCTAAACTCACCCTTATGGTGGTGTAGCAAAATCTGCATATGTATCTTCCATGCCTTGTGTTTTCAATAAGTTTTTATAAATAATACTTCTTCCTTGTGTTAATGCAGCTTTAAGATCTACAATTCCATATGTTCCATCAGTTCCTAATGGTGCATGGATATGATCAAGAGTAAAATCATAGGCATCTATTTTGCCTTGGATAACTGTATCACCATCCCATCCAACACCTAGATACTCATAAACTAGCTTCCAGACTCCATCTACAGTGGCTTGAACAATAGTTCCATCTACCTCAATATATGTACTATTAGCTGGATAGGATGGAGCACCTGTTAACATCACTGTGAGTGTTGTTGCAGGAATACTAAATACTCCATTATTTGTGACAACTACTTTTCTACCAACTGGTATTTGACCTGTTAGATTCACACTATTTACAACAAATTCTGTTCCACTGACTTGTGTAAAAACTGCTGTGTTGTTTACTAAGTCATATACTCCAAAGTCAGTGACATTGCCACTTGCATCATAAATTCCATAGTTGCCAAATGTATAAACATAAGGATTAGTTGCTTTTGCTGGAAGAAGAGTGTTTTTCATTTCATCTATAGCAATTACACTTAGCACACCATCTTCTAATGCAGTTTTTTGTTCTCCAAGATCATCAATCTGGAGTGTAATGGATTGATATGATTTATTAAGGCTATCTATTTTATTTGGATAACCATCAACCATTTCACGAATTTTATCACTAGCTGCACTCATTCTATCTCCTTATATTTATATATTTATCCTGCTGTTACTGTTCCTGCTCCTGTAACTACTGTGCCTTTAAAACAACCTGAAAATTGGGAACCTAACTGTGCTACAGGAAGTCCCTCTGCAAAGACTGTTCCTGCTCCTGTAATAATTAGACCCCAATGACCATCCCCTCTAATCACAAGAGAAATTCCTACCTGTCCAACAGGAGATCCTTCTGCTTTGACTGTTCCTGCTCCATTAACTATAACTCCAGAGACATTGTGTTTAGTACTATCATGACAGGTATCATCACCAATACCAATATCTCCTATTCTTGCTACCGGAACACCCATTAGTTCAAATTAATTGCTGAAGCATTTACATTTACCACACCACCAGCAGTGATATCAGCATTACCTCCTATAGTTACTCTAGCATTACCACCTATTGCTATATCTGCATCTGCACCGATGGTTATTTCTAGCTTTCCTCCAATGTCTTTGACTTCATCACCTGTTACTTGTATGTTTTTGTCTGCACCAACTGCTTGATTATATTCGTTACCAATATCTACATTTAAGTCTTTGGCAACTGTTTTGGTTTCATGTCTATCAATTTTAGTTATCTTGTCTTTCTTTACATATATTGTCTGATTTAAATCAACTGTCTTATCTTCATTACCTTTGATATATATCTTTTTATTTCTTGTTATTATTTCAAAACAATCTCTTTCATTTCTAATTACAATATCCCCCTCTTCACTTACCTCAACAAAAGTGTGAGAAGGATGATATATATGTACTCTTCTTTTACCTTGTTCTGTCTCTTGTTCACTTGCTGGTGGAATCACAGTATTATCTATCTCAATTACTATTCCACCATGGGTTGCCAGAACTATATTTTCAGGATATCTAGCATCATAGTATGGAAGAGGTTCATTCCACTGGTTACCATCTGCTGTTGGAACCTCAGTGATTCGTCTGTCCTTTTTCTCATTAACAATAGTTTGCTGAATTATTCCCCTTGCCAATTTATGAACATCAGGCTCATTAAGTGCATTTGGTTTAAGTGGAGGTTCTGCTGCTTTAATTGGATATACACCATCAGGATCTTGAAAACCAAGGTCTGGATCTGGTTCTGCTGGAAGACTTTCTGGTTCAATTCCTGGAACAGTGGCAAAATATCTTGGTTGCATTACATGACCATTTTCAAAGAACACAAAAACATGAGACCCCTGTAAAGGTACGGACCACATACCAAAACCAGACATAGATCCTTCTATAAGACCCATTGCTGGCTCTGCCCATGGAAGCTCTTCTGTTGGGATTCCTTCACGAATATCTTTAGTTCTAAGATTGCTATGGATTCCCCAGATTCTTACTCTTACTCTTCCTGCCTTTTCAGGATCATTTCTATCTTCCACAACACCACGATATATACCGTACATTCGTTCTGATGGTGGAATGAAATCATCTGCTTTATTTCTTATCATGTAAAACTTCCTAATACACTACTTACTGTAGTTCCATAAAGATTTTTTCTAGTTGATTTAATCAGGTTTTTGTTTCTTGAATCGGTATATCCATTTTTAAGAAGTACCATTTTTTGTATCCAATTAGGAAAAGTTCTACTGCTCCATTGATTGGTCACAGATTTTACAAGATATAGTCCATTCATCTGCTTATTCCATATTTCATCTTTTTCTGTACTTGGCCATTGAATTTCAATCATATCTCCAGCAAATCTTTGTTCATGTCCTCTAACAATTATTTTAATTGCTTGCTGTAGAGAGTATCGTTTTTGCCATTCACCTACAAACATAGCATCTAAAATATTAGGATCTGGCTCACCTTCTAGAACATAATCTGCTCTTGGTGTGCCTATATTTGAATATAAAGATCTTTTCCCTAAAACAGTTACATCTTTAATAAGATCAGAATATGAATATTGTCCTCTTACAAAAGATTTTGTGTTAAAATCATAACCATGTTTGAATCCCCCTCTGAGGTATGGCATCTGATAATTATCAACACCTTGTATAGCAAAACTTAAAATCTTATTTGGAAAATAAGGCTCATCAGGTTTATCAAATTGATATGTTTTTGATGTTAATTTCCCTATTAATGGACTTCCTTGTAGTAATTTATCAAGAGTTACAAAATTAGTTCCTTTGATGTTGTTGTAGAATAGATATCCTGGTTTCTTTGCTACTTTTGATACACCTCTTCTACATAACCAAGTAATGGCTTGTTTTGGATACCAGTATGGCATAGCAAAATCTAATATTTCTCCAGATTCTTCAAAAAGACTGAAACTGTTTATACCCAACATATGGTTTGTTATATGTTTTACTATATTGGATACACTTTCCTGAACCCATGATCTACTAAACTTTTGCTGTGTTAAAAGTTGATACATATCATCTACAAACACAATCTCAATAACATTCTGGCCTTGACCTTGACTTGGATTTAAACCTGCTATTTCTTTTACTTCATATACATCAAACGATAAATCAATATCAGTGTCTTGACCATAGGTAATAAGGATTCTTTCACTATCTCCGGTTAATGGTGCAAACTCATGAAAACCTATAGTATCTCTAAATCTCAACACACCCACCATAGAATGTGAAAAGATATCTTCAATGAAATAGAATAGCTCTAGATCTGCTGCATCTAGAACAAAACCTCTGTCGAATGCTCTAAATGTAATACTTAAGGTCTGAGTATCTTCAAGAACATTTGTAGGATCTACTATTGCCATATTAATCTGCCCTACCCAAATCTGATATAATTTCTATTTCTTTGATAACTTGGTAGAGATAATTATCTCTGAGTATATTTGTTTCTTGTCCAGGATTTACTTCTTCAAATGGATTTTGGATGTTATTCATAACACACAATATCCACCAGAGGTATGGAGTCTCGTATGCAGCATAAGATATATTATCCCACCAATCATCATCATTCATGTTATATAGAGTGAAGAAATATGTTTCCTCTGCAACCTCTGGATTTAATGAATATGATCTCCAAATGTTTTGAAGCTTAACACCATCTTCATCTTCTAGAATATTGAATAACTTTAATTGAGATGTATTGGCTAGATCTTTTCCGGTTATATCTGTAAAAGATTCTGCTAGTCTAACAGTATTAGCCATTAAGTACCTCCTATTCCACTTCCACTAAGTTTATCAACATATTTTCTAGTTGATATGCCTGCAACTGAGAGGTCTTGTTGCTCACCAAATGTTGCTCTTACTCCAGGAGTAATAGAAACAGTAACAGATCCTTTACCACCTTCTCTATCATAGTTGTCTCTATATAATGGTTCTATTTCGGTAAATGTTAAATTCAATTCACACATAGTAGGGTGACCATCTCTATATGGTTGCCTAAAAATAGGCTGAATAGCTGTAAGTGCAGCATTAGGAATCTTAATAAATTTGCTATCTGGAACGGTTTCTACAGTAAAAATAAAAGGAGGATCATAAGCAATTTGAGATCCTGATTTATAAGATGCTGCTGCATATTTTTGTAGTAGCTTAACAGGATATACAACATCCTTATATGCATTTCCTTCATCAATTATTTGAAAGGCAAAAGTATATGTTCTTCTATTTGAATCTTGAAACACTAATGGTGTGTCAAGTTTAACTCTAGGTACAGGAGAATTTGTTATTTTGGTTACTACATCCCTTAAACTCTGTTTTGCACTAGCAGCAGAAATTTTTTTGAAATCTCCAGCTTTTATAAAATCTACCCATTTATTAGCTTCTTGCCAAAGAGGGCTTGCAATTGTTTTTGTATCATCATATAACTTTGTAAGGTCCACACCTTTTTGTAAAAGTCTTGTGGCAATACTTTCATATGCTTGCCATTCGTGAACTATATTTTCTTGAATTTCTACAGGTGCTAAAAATTTGAAAGTAGGAAAATATCCTTTTGAATTTGTGAGGTCATTAGCTACTAGATAACCACCTTCAGCATATCTAGGAGATGTTCTAATAGGATTATTTCCTCTTGCACCTTTAGTCTGTGAAATTAATTGCCTTG